TGTACAGCGTTTCTATGTATGCCATTGAGGTTACACCAACAATAAGACACAAAGCCACCGCAGTCAAAATCCATCCGACAAGACGCGCAGTTGCCACATTAGCCACCCAAATAGTAAAGAAATAAATACCACGGCAATTACCCCACTTGTAATTTCAATAAACCGAATTTCGTCTTGCTCTTGCTTCCAACGCTGTTGTCTTAACTTTCTCACCTCTTGACTTCTTGCCCATTCTTGCTCTTGCTGAATTTTGGCATACATCTTTAAAAATCTGGTGTATATCGCCTTGAGTTCTGCTGGCGCATATACAGTCATTTGCTCTCGAATTTCTGCATCAAGGTTTTCCATTTGGAGTTCCACCAAGGCGCGTTCAATAGCCTTTTTAGAAGTGTTTTGAGTTGGGTCATAGTGTTCCTTTGATTCCGCTTCTAGCGAGGCGTAGTAGTTGTTTAACTGGGCTTGTATGTCAAAGAAGTTGCCAAGTTGAACTCCCACATTCTTAATGGTTTGCAGTTCAAGCGTTTCGTAAGACTCATCTTTTTTGGCTTTCTTTTGCGCCACAGGCTTGGCTTCGGCAGGTTTACTAACGAATAAACCAACCAACCAATCCCATAGCCCTTTAAAAGCCTTAACATCTTCCAAAACTCCCTCTGCTGTGGCTTTAGCGTTTTCCAGTTGCATCCGACCTTCGTGCAACATTGAGCAACCTTGCTTGATAGCAGAGACTGCACCTTGGGCAAGCATAAGAAGGCTGAAAGGGTCAATGTCACACCCCGAAGAACTTGTGGATTAACGATGCCGCCACGCCAGGGCCTAGCAGTACGCAAGCCATAACCGCATACAACAAGTATTCAATCTTGGTCATGCGCTTTTCGCCAGCCGCCAACGATAATTCGATATTCTTGTATCTTTCAGCACAGATGGCTTCGTGAACAGCAATGCGAGTTGCTACATCTTCCATCTTAGGCTTTCTGGATGAACGCTAGAGCGTAGTAAGGGTTCAAGATGCTGAATGATGTACCAGAGCCAGTTGAACTGTTTGTCACAGAAATGCCAGTTGTTGCAGAATTAGTGTTGTGTGTTCCAGCCCATGCTTGGTTACTATCAGGGCCAGAAGTAGAGCCAAAGCCTTGTTGTGAACCAGTATCCACATGGAAGTGGCCAGGGTCTGTCACAGTCGCTGTGTGCGTGTGCGCTGGCATATTGTTGGTTGTAAGCGTTACAGACGAAACACCACCCGTTCCGTTTACCGCATAAGTAGAACCAGCACCAATGATGAATCGGTCTGTCAGATTAGGTGTGCCGTTTGAGCCATCGCAAAGATACCAACCAGATGGAATAGAACCAATTGAGCCAGACCACATTGCAATCAAACCAGATGGAATCGTTGCACCAGATGCTGGTTGTGTGCCAATAATTCCGTAAAGGTTATCGTAAGTCTGAATTGTGGTGTCGTTAGCGTCTTTCAGAACAAACTTGTAGTTATAGCCATAAGTTAACCATATCTCGCTTGTTGGTCTGCCATCAGTACCCAAAACAATAGGGTTTGCATTAGCCGTGTTACCCGTGTTATCGGTATAAGTAGCAAGAGGCGTAGACGAACCCGCTTGATATGTGTATATCTTGCCACCAGCAAGAGGTTGTCCAAGAATGGTAAAGAACTGAAAGCCGTTACCGATGGGGGAGAGATTGACTGCCATGTGTGTCCTTTAAGGTCTGTCAGGAAGCATATTGCTTAATTCGATTCTTGTTACATAGTCTGAGGCTTCTTTAGCACCACCATAACGGCCAATGTCACGCAACATAGATTTGGTTGGTGATACTGTTGGCAATGCCATGCCAGCGCCAGGCTTCAACATTTCGTTTGCTGTCATTTGTTCAACTTTGCTTCCTACTTCTGGCGCGGCAAGGCTTGAAAGTGCAGAACCTACTGGAGACTGCGTTATAAAGTTAACTGCTTGACCAGCAAGCCCAACGCCTTGTCGTGCGGCATTAGCAATGTCTGTTTTGGAATAATTTTTGTATTCACCGACTGGGCCTACTTTAGCGTTGTGAGAAGTAAGGTGAATGTCTGCAAGATGTTGCTTCTCAGCATCAGTTAAAAACTCGCCAAGTTTAGGTGCAATGAAAGGGTCTTCTAATTGTTTTGTAAAAGTTGCATGAGCAAGGTCATCGCCACCGATAGTAATTCCTTTATCTTTAAGCCTGTTCGTTAAAGTGGCTTTCATTAAATTTTTATATGTTGGGTCTTTTACTTCATTAGCCAAAGATTGCACTTCTTCTAAACTTCCACCAATAATGTGTTTTCTAACAAAATCTTCTGGTTCTGCCGCACCTTTGGTGTTATCTAATTTTGATGCAACAGCGTTATAGGCTGGAATATTTTTTTCTCTATCAAATTCTTGTTTAGCCAATCTAATCGCTTTATCTCTTGCTTCTTTAATAGGCAAGTTTTCTACTGGCATAGGCAAGTTTTCTAATTCTGAACGCGTTACGCCTAAAACGTGTTTTACATTTCCATCATTTGTACTTCTTTGTGCAGATGCAATTTCTCCAGCAAGATTTTTAAAGAGATTCATGTTCATCTCTTTTTTGCCTTCTGCATATTGCATCAATTTTTTATAAATTACTGGTGCGCCTTCTTGCAAAAAGTCTAATTTATCTTCAGCATTTAAATTATTGATTACATTATCAGCCCACATTTTTCCATCGACAGGAAATTTGCCACCATTTAACTTTTCTAAATCGTCATAGGCTTTACTAATGTCTGTACGATTATTTTTAATTTGCCCACCAATTTTCTCTATATGTTTTTTAGCAAGCCCATATTCATCAGCAATATTTGCATATTCACCGCTTGCTTTTTTATGCAAAGTATCAAGGTTTTCAACAAGTTTTTTGCTGATACTTGCAATGTGGTTTCTAACATCTGGGTTAGCACCAATAGCGTTTTGTTCATTACTCCAAACACCTGGGTCGCGCGTTGCCATGCCAGGCAATAAATGCGTTCCCAATCTGTTTGCCGCGGCTTGGTTTTTGATGCCTTCTTCGTTTGGAATATGCCCTTTGTTTATGTCTGATACAAATTGTTTTTGTACTTGTGGGGTAGCAGACTGTAAATCTATGTGCGCTTGCGGTGAAAGATTGGCTTTACTTGCGGCTTCTGCTACCACTTGGTCTGGCACTTTACCCATCAATTTGTTTGACCATGCTCTGGCTAAATCCATACCAGCATTACCAACAGCGCCTACGCCACGCGCTATACCAGCACCGATTGGATAGCCAGCAAAACCACCAGCACCACCAAAAAATATTTGTTTGGCTTTTTCTTCGCCATAGTTTTTTATGTCTGTAACTGGCTCTAATGCGCCTACAAACGCACCACCCTTGGCTGATTGATACAACTTGTTAGCCAAAGATGCGCCTTCGCCAATAGCACCAACGCCCGTAGGCGCAACGCCAGCAACAGTTCCTAAAATCTTGCCACCACCAGTCATGTAGGGGCGTGACTTTTCGTATGGGGCTATTTCAGCGTTAATCTTTTTAATGCCTTCTAAAGCATCTTTTACAAGAGCGTTACCCGCCTCTTCAGCACCAACGGCTTGCAAACCTTTGCCAATAAGTTGTTGACCACCAAGTGCAAGTGAACCAAACCCGTGTGCCGCACCCATAGCAATAGATTCTGCGCGAGATGGTGGCTCTGCCTTCTGTACAGGCTTTGTTGTTTCGCCCTTTTTTTCTGGTGGCGTTTGAGAAATTAAATCAAAGTCTTTTGCATACTTTGTTGAAACTTCTGGTTGGAATTCTGACTTTGGATTGATAGTTACATGAAACGGGTCTTTGCTACCCAATGGGCGATGCAAACCAACTTGCTCTAAATACTTGTCTGGAACATTTGCGCTGATGTCAACAGCATCGGTGTGATACAAGTCTTTTTTTACTTCATCTGGGTTAATAGGCATATTTATGCCTTTTTCACCCTTCTTGTAACGCTCAAACAAGTCTTTTTGTTGTGCGTATGTACGAACACCGCTTGTCAAAGGCAAGTCTTTGCCTGTATCGCGTTTGTAGATTTCTTGTAATTTCTCTAAGCGTGTACGCAAGTCAGAATCTAAACCAGATAAATCTACTTGGTTAGATTTGTTGTCGCTAGACATTCCAGCGCTCATCAGTTCAAAATCTTTTGCGAACTTGGTCATTTTGGAAACAAGCCTGTGTTATACCTTTGGTCTAACAACTCAAGCGCTTCAAGTTGTTGCTTAAACTTAGTTCTTTCGGTTGGAGTCATGCTGTTAATCATGGCTTTTTTATCCTCAACATTCATATTAGGATAATTCAAAGCCTGTGGTGTAGCAATAGCAGACCATCTTCTTAATTCTTCTGCATACTTCTTTGGGTCTCTTACATAGTTACCCATGTGCGTATTTTTAAGAAGTGCCAATTTCTTTTGCGCCATTACTTGGTCAGCGGCATTTTCAATGGCTTTTTGAGTCATCTTTGAACTAGGGTTAGCCGCACTTAACAAAGCGCGTTCTGCGTCTGTATGGCCAGCGGTAGCCAAAATAGCCGCATTTTTTTCTAATTCATCCGTTGCTGTTTTTCTAATTTCGCTTTCAGAACGGCCAAGCAATGTGTTCAAACCTTCAAGATATTGCCTTCTTGACTGCTCAGTACCAGTAATAGCAGTCTTTGCCAATCCTTTAATTTTCTGTAAAGAATCAATTTCCATTTGTGCTGTACTAGCATCTTTAACAGTTTTATCGTAATCTGTTTTAACTGCACTAGCCTCAATGCCTGCACCGCCTTCAGATGGTGCAAGTTCTTTAGTGGCAAGCGTTCCAGTTTTTTCAACCGAAGGCGTTTTACCACCAATACTAGGTGTTGTTATTGTGCTGATTACTTCTGGGCCTGTATCAAGAGTTCCAGATTTTGGTGCAAATTGCGTTTGTGCTTCCGTTGGTGACAACAAACTTTGGCTTGCTCTTATGCTTGCTGATGCTATATCAGCGCCTTTTGGCATTTGGTTAATCAATGATTTTTGCGCTTCAACTTGTCTTTGTATTCTTTTGTTGCCTTCGTGAAACTTTGCTATGTTGTCAAGTTCTTGAATGTAAGGCTCTTTGGCTTGTACATTCATTCTTCCTAAAACACCGATAGGGCCAGCAATAATGAGGCGTTCATTTTGAGTTAAATCTTGTGCAGATTTAGTATATTCAGTTTGTGACTTTGCTAATGTAGTAAGTTTTTCAATGTGTTCACGGCCAGTTAAGGGCGCAATTTTTGTGACTTCAGCATTGATTTTGTTTACATCCACATCCCCATCAGCATTTTGCCAATTCTTTGGGTCAGCCATAAATGTTTGCAAATTTTTGCGTTCTAAATCTGCTTGCTCTGCAACGCCTAAATTTATTTGGCCAGTTCTAGCCTCTTGCCCACCTTTTTGAATATCAATTTGCGCTTTTTGCAAAGCCAAAGGATTCATCTGCTCTGCTTGCTGAATCGCTTGTGCGCCACGGGCAATGTTAATCATGTCCCCAAGAGACATTCCTTGTGGGGGTTTAATTCCTAGTGCTACTGCGTCTGCCATGATTATTCGCCTTTTATGTTCAATTGAGTGGTTGAACTTGAATTTCCACCATAGTTACCGCCATAATAATCAACAGCACCACCAGAAGGTTGAGGTAAACCACTTTGAGGCGTTGTTGCTGGATATCTGTTTGCTAATATCTGAGACAACATATAACCACTACCAGCGCCAGCGATACCTCCACCCAATGCGTTAGCAGAACCAACAGTTCCACCCGCTTGAGCCGCGCCAGCCGCTTGAATAGCATTACCAGCGTTACTAGCGGCATTTGCACCAGCAGTTGCAGTTGTATTGAGCGATTGTTGGCCTAAACCAGCAATACCAGCCAAAGTGTTGTAAATGTTTACTCTTTGATTTTGATAGTTAGTAAATGCGTTTTGATAAGCATTACCAGCATAGTCTTGGGTATATCTATCCAAACCAGTTAAAGCATTTCCACTAATAGCGCCACCGCCCACATTAGCCATGCGATTAGTGGCTTCTTGCCCTTGCCCCAACATAAAGTCGTAATTAGGCGCTAACCCAGACTTTAAATCTTCAGCATTGAATTGATGTGTTAAATAACCAGTACCTGTGCCTGCGCCAGTAGGATTACCTTCAGCATCGTACATTCCATAAGTGCCAGAGCCTAATGACCCTAAAGTATTTAACGCACCATAACCAGCCGCCCTTACTGGCGCTTGTTGTTTGTTCGTTGTTTGGAACTGTTGCATTTGCAAATCAGCCGCATACCGAGCCGCGGCCGCTTGCTCGCCTGCCGCTTGTTTAGCGGCTTGCGACCCTAAATAGCCTGCCGCGAGGGTTGAACCCCCCAAAACCATTGCCGCAGTTAAATATGCCATTTACTTATCCTCCAAGGCTTGCACCTTCAATTTATTAGCCGAGTCATAAAGCGCCAACTCGTCTGGTTCTATCAATTCTTTTTCAATTTTGTCTAAATTTGTTTTATTTGTTTTGTGAAAGTTAATGTAAATGGAATCAATAACAGACAAAATTACTCGTTTTGTGCCTGCTTTTGAACACAGCACATCGCCAGCGTTCATAGTTACCATTCCATTTTCTGACCAAGCAATAATTTGCCCTTTGGCACACATAAAAAAATGGTCTTTCTTATGCACTTTGCCAACGACCAACAAGCCTGCTGGCGCGATTAACTTCCGACAATACATTCCACCCGAAAAATAATGCTCAGTTTCAACCTCTGGTTGTGGCACCTCACTTATTTCATGTTGTAAACGATTGATTTCCTCAAGCGTTGGCACATGATTTTGGGCTAATTCCATATCAGACATTGTAATATGGCACTTTATATGGCACACCATTTATGGTGATGTTTATAAAGCCCACGGGGTTACTTGGCAATGTGCCAGAACCAGCCGTAGCCGTTGTTGCCGAACTAAAGTTGAGCAAATTCAAAAAGAACTGTTGCCACGCCCTTGTCGGTCTTTTGGTGCTTGCATCCAAAAACTCAGTCTGTGGATATGGGTTTAACTGCGAGGTATTGGAAATGCCGTATGCCATTAGTTCTCCCCTGCTGTTGCTTTTAGGTTAGCCGAAATAATCACAGCGTTGATAGGGTCGCTCACAACCACTTCAAACACTCTATCTCGCGCTTGCCCCAATCTGCGCCAAATGGCACGATTCTTGTATTTACCGATTAAACCGATAGAAGTCCAATGCTCACTTGACCATGTAGAGCCACCATCGTTTGACCATCTAAGCATGGCTTGTGGGTCAGCGCCCACCACTTCGTTATTCAAAGGGGTAGTGATGCCCGTCAGACCAACGCCAGGCTGAAACTGGATTTGCAGTTCATCAAAATATTGCCTTTGTAAGTCTGTCACCAAGTGTGGCGCTCTGCGAAGCCTACGGACATTTTGACCATTGTCTGTGTAGTTATTTTTGTCTAACTCATAGATTGAGCCGTTGGCGTAGTCACCCACCAAAACCATGCCTTGGAACACCGCACAGCAATTACCTCTGTGGCGCGAATAAGTGCCATCATTGTTTGTGTATAGCCATTTATGCCACATACCAGAGGCTAAGTCATACGCCCAAGTGATGTTAATTGTGGGAAAACTCACCACATAAACTTCGTGGCCTTCTAATTGGTAAGTCCAAGCAATAGCATCGTCTACATACTGATTGGTGATGGAGTTCTCAACAGCGTGGTTAGATATGCGTGTAGGCACATAGCCCTTCATCTGCATAATCTGCGCTTGACCGCGGTTGTTACGCGAAACATAACAGAATGAGTCACCAAAACGGGAAACGGAGAATTTAGCCGCAATGCCGTGTTGGGTAGAAGTGCCAGGTATTCTTTGGAACGGGAATGGGTTTCCACCCACATCAGTCCACACCTCAGAAGAAGCCTCACCCATAAGGTAGACCTCTCGGTGGTCAACAATGAGAGCCACTAGGTTATCTGGCGAGCCATCTTTGCTAGAAAATGAAGTATTGCCAGAAATAGGGGATAAAACCCCCGATGCGCCCCATTGCTGAGATGCAGGGCGGTTATATACGAAGTAATTGTCAACAATGTCACAAGTCTCGCCCCCTGTAAACGCGCCATCGCTTGACGGCAAAACAGTCCAATTAAGGGCGTACATCGTGATAGATGCGATTGTCTGTGAGTTATTTACTGTGTAAGTTCCAGTTCCACCAGTACCCGTTCCCAAAGCGGTAATGATGGTTTGTGAGGTAATGCCAGCGCCTTGGATGGTCTGACCAACATACAAAGTACCGCTAGTTACCGAAGCAACAGTCAGCGTAGTGCCAGATATGGCGGCAGTTACCACCGCGCCTGGGCTTGAGGTATACATCTGGCTAGAAGCGATGCTTTGGGATAACCCAAGGGTATATGTACCCGTTCCGCCTGTACCCGTTCCTAATGCCGTTATGACTGTTTCTTGGAGTGCGCCAACAGCAAAGAAATGCTGACCAACAGCAATAGTGCCAGATTTAACCGAAGTTACAGTTAAAGTAGTTCCAGAAGTAGAGCCAGTAAATACCGCAGAAGTAACAGTAGCAATACGCCATGTGTAGCGGTAAGTGCCGTCTACAATATAAGCATTGATGCCGTTATCAGAAATGGTGACTCGACCCGTTGTGGTGTTGAGTTCACCAATCATGGTGGGGGTTAGTACATTGTTAAAAACATATACATACGCACCGCATACGGCAAGCATCTTAGTGCCACCAGATAGTGTTCTTAGCCCACGAACCTCTTGTTGGTTGGGCAGAATGGCTTGGATGCTTAGGCCAGGCGTTGGGTAGAGCGCCACCACGCCTCTGTCACCAGGCTGTTTAAGTGGGTCAACTTCTGGCAAGAAATTGATGCACTCATTGCTATCCTGATAAACAGAAGTTGCGGGGTAGGAAGGGCCAACAAAGCCAAAATCTGCCATTATCTTAAGAATCCACCAGAGAGAATCCAACCAGCATCTTTGGCACGACTGACCAAAAGTGCATCTGGGTAACGCGAAACCATTGGTGGCTTCATGTTTGTTCGTTTCAAAGTAGCCTTGGATTGTGCCGCATAAGCGTTAATCATCTGTATTTGCACCGCGCTTGCTTTGCCATACATAGGCATCAAACGCTCTGCCAAACACCACCTAAGAGCCATTGAATAGCCTTGTGGGAGGGCTATGTTGTCGTATAGCGTTAGATAGCGTTGGAATATCGTGTTTGAGAATAAGTGCATTTCACCCTGAGAAGGGTTAGGCCACACATAAATGTTGCCCAAAATCTCAGAAGGTTGGTAATACACCGCTTTAGGCCAAGGGCCACTTAGCGTCTTGAGGCCAATCATCTCGTAATCTTCAAGGTTTAGCACCGCTACTGGGTAGTCCAAACCGCCATTTACGATAGGTTGACCATTGGAATTGGTATTAATCCGAACAAACGCAGAATCTAGCGATAGTGGACGCTCGTAGTAGCCAGTAATCGTTGTAGAACTGACTGTTTGGCTAATGTTTAGCGTATATGTGCCTGCTTCGTTGATGTTGTTGCCAGCACCCGTTAAAAATCCCACAATCTTTGTGCCTGTGGTGATGCCAGAGCCAGATAAATATTGACCAAGGTTTATGCCACCAGAGTTAATTGCCGTTACTGTTAGGGTTGTCCCTGATATAGAGCCAACAAAACTAGCGTTGATATTTCCAGTTGGGCCAATCGTGTATTGGGTCTGCCCTGCGGTAATCGGAAACACAATCTCCGACTTGTAGAACACCATCATGTCCTCGTTTGACCATTGGTCAACAAGGTCGTTGAGCATATCAAAAGCGTCTGTGGCGGCATCAGAAGTCGGTGTCTCACCTGCTTCTAGTGCGCCTATGTCTTTTAATGCTCTGCTAATAATGTCGTATGGAACAGTCATGGTTTATCCCAAATTTGGCGTAAAAACTTGTGGAAGCCATGGTGGAATAACCTTCTGTTTTTCCAAGGTTACGACCTGCTCTTCTAGGCGTGATTCTATGATATTTTTGCCGTTTTGCATAGAGTCAGCCTTTACCCAAGCAATGACATCTTCCTCTGTAACTTGCTCAAATGGCTTGCGTAAAACAGGGTCTCCAAACTTCCAATAACCCTCGGTTTCCACCGATGTGTCTAGTTCACGCGCCACTACGCTGTATTTGACTTCTGTAATCAGTCCGTCAGTAGCCTCCACATCGTGTATTTTCCATGTGTGGGTAATCATTTGGGAAACTCCTCTTTTACTGCTTGTATAGCCGATTTCCAAGCGTCTAGCCCTTGGTGGTAGATTAAATCTAGTTGGTCAGCAATGCTTGGATAGGCTTGTTGGCGTTTTGATTTATATGCTTCTGGGTCAGTCCATGCGTTGACTGCATTTATGTCAATAGTTACTTGATTGCCTTGGGCATCAAAAGCACCTGTTCCGTCATCAATAGTGACAACATTTGAATACAACGCTCGAATTGCTTGATGATTCATGCGGCTATCTCCATAACTGTGATTGTTGATATAGAACGAGAGCCATAGGTGGTGTTTGCATCACCATCTGTCCAATTTCTATTTATGTAAAGAGTCCCATTACTTTCAGCAATTACTTGAACTCCATAAGTTGTTGATGAAGTTGTTGATGGACTATCTAAATATTGAGTAGAAAAACCACCTGAAACATAATTATTATTTGCAATAGCCGTAGTTACAAAACTCGAACCATAAAGTGAACCAGATGCCGTTCCTATACCAATAGCAGTAGAACCCCTTAATAATTGGAATGCGGCTGTTGAACCAACGCCACTAGCATTTGGGCCTACACGACCAATCGTTAACATTATTAAAATTTTGCTTGACGATGAGGTAGGAGTTATGCTTGCAGTTAATCCTGTAATTGCAACAAAAGATGAGCCAGACATACTGAATGTATCTTGCTTAGTTGTGCTAACCACTTGCAACACCTTACCAGAAGATGCTTGCACCGCAGATGTTCCACCCGCTACTACTGGGAATGTAATACCAGCCGTTCCATCAATGATTACAGTCATGCTAATTGTTCCTCAGTAGGTCTAGCAAGTGTTGGGTGTTCCCACTTTGCTATGTAATCGCCTTGTCCATCATTTTGTAGCGTGATTGCGCCTTTTGCAAAATCATAAGTTTCTAACTCTGGATAAAGTGTTAGGATTTTTTGATATAAAGTCATCATGCACCTCTTACCAATACGCCACTAAAGAATGTGTATCTAGAATCACCATACCATTGTGGGCTTACCCCTGTGCAATATGCGTATAGTTGAATGTAATCGCTTGTTCCATTTAGGTAAACAAGCCAAGAAGAATTTAAAGTATTTGGTTGAGTTGCATTTATATCGTTACCAGAATAAGCAAAAGAACCATTTTTGTATAAAGCCAAATAAATTCTTGTCATTGCGCTGTTTGACGCAAGATTTATGCTTATTTGATAATAGCCAGCAATGGGCGGTGCAAAAGCATAGGCTGGAACAGAAATACCATTTAAAGTAACTGTGCTTCCAGTATTGTTAAAAGCAGTAGCAGTATCATAAGTTTTTACTTGATAATTTATCAAAGTAAAAGTATTCGTACTAACGCTTTGATTGCTATTTGGGTAAGCACTAAACGCTGGCATATTGCCACTAACCATCATTGTTCCAGTAGCGTCTGGAATCGTGATAGTCTGATTAGAGTTTGTAGAAGGGCCAGCCAAGGTCATTGTTCCTGACCCTGTTGCGCTTGCTGATGGGATTAGTGCCGCCATTATTGTTCCTCTGCGGGTTCTGGTTGGTTGCCTTCAGCCACCCACGCTAAATAGGCTTGGTAGTCTGTGTTATCAGGGTCAAATGGTATGCTTGCATTATCGGATAATCTCCTAATGCAATTTGGTTCACCAGTTAATTCATTATTTGAGCCTAATTGGTACATTTATAACTCCGCACTCAAAACAAAAATTGTTGTAGAACTATTATTAATAAGATAGGCATAGGGTCTAAATTGTGTTAGACCTGAAGCAACAGCATAATTGACAAGCGGCATATATGGGGCAGATGCGGCATCAATAGTTGGCGTACCTGTACAACTTGTAACTGTTGAGCCATCAAAAACAGCAAAATCACCACTAACTGTAAGCGAAGGAACTGCCCTAAAAGTGGTTATAACTTTGTATTGAAAATCGCCTACTGTCGTAGATTTAGCACTTCCAAATCCAATTCTTACATAAGAATTACTTGAGCCATCACTACCTCTTGTAACTTGACAATACCTCTGACACAAAGCCAACTCAGTACCATAAGGTCTGTAATCAAACGATGTTGCGGTACTGCCTTTTTCTAGTTGTACGCCTGTGATGTAGAAGGTTGCGCCATTTGTGCCGACTACGCTTGTTGCACCTGTGGCGGCTTGCACATTCCCTGATTGCCAAGAACCAGCAGTAAATGAACGATTAGAGCCAACCCCTAAACCAATTAAAAGTCTTAAACCAATTCCGTTGGTAGAACCTACCCATGTTCCACTAGTTGGGCCAACAATAGTTACTGATTTTTGTTCCCAAGTATTTGCGGATGAAATTGTATAAGTAAATGGGTAGCCATAATCATAGTTACTATTTGTAAAAGAACCTCCAAAAGTACCAGTTAAAGAACTACGCACCCAGAATGATATTGTGGCTGTTTTGGCATTTGCAGTTCCATACTGTAAATCTGAAAAATTAAAACCTTCAATAGGTTGTTGCATAATAAAATAGTCATCTGCACCAACTGTATAAGCAGATAAAGAAGTAATGCCTAAATAGTTACTAAATCCTACTGGAGGAGTTACAGAACCAGCATTTTGTTGAACTGAATATTTTGAAGCAACACTTAATCCAGCGCGCCATCTATCTAATGTATAGTCTCCATTAGCGGGAGTAACACTAGCCCCCGCATTACGCTGGTCAATCACCATCGCTGAATTTATTAAGCGGTTCTTAAAGCCGTAAGTACCCGCAGATGTATAACCATCCGAGGTTGTCATTGCGTCTACATTGACTGTTCCGTATGCCATGTTTGTCCTTAGAGTATCAACCAGCGTTGACCGCTAGAAACAGTTACCGCTTGACCCGATGCAACAGTTATCGGGCCTACCGATAATCCATTGTTACCGCTTGCTACTGTATAACTTGCGCTAACAGTAGTGGAGTTAATGTTTATGCCGTTTGATGCAATCTGTACTGGCGCGGTTAGTTCGCCTGTGCTTGGGTTGTATTTCAGTTTGGTAGAACTGACATTTTCAGATGTAATTGAACCAGATGTGGCACTTGTGAATGTTAGATAGCGCGTTGCGTTTGTGGTCGTATCGTCTGAAATCGTGATACCAGAAGATGCCGCCGCCGCCCATGTAGGCACACCACCCGCTAAAGTCATTACATAGCCGTTAGTGCCAGCCGCCAAGAAAGTCGTTGCACCAGAGCCTGTTTGGTAAGGCACAGAGCCGTTAGCACCACCCGCAAGGTTAGTTGCTGTGGTTGCACTTGTTGCGGTTGCCGCGTTACCACCAATCGAGAGGCTAGAAGCCGTACCCGTTAGACCCGTACCAGCACCGCTAAACGATGTGGATGTCAGAACGCCCGTAGAAGGGTTGAATTGATACTTAGTCGAGGAAACATACTCTGTGCTTACTGTTCCGCTTGTTGCCGCGGCAAACAATGGATAGCGTGTAGCGTTAGTAGTTGTATCGTCTGACAGCGTGATTGACGATGCTGGGCTTGTCCAAGTAGGAGTTCCAGAGCCGTTGGAGGTTAGAACTTGACCAGTTGTGCCGACAGCAGTAAATGCGTAAGCAGTACCGCTACCATAGGCAATGCCACCAGCAGTAGGAGTAGCCGTTCCATTTGTGCCTCCACGATTGATAGCAATTACATTGCCGTTCCATGTGGCACTAGTGATAGAGCCAGCGTAATCTAGCGTGTTGGTTGACCAAGAAACATTACTTGGTGTGGAATCGTGTCTATCCCATGAACCAGCCGCAATCGAGTTAGACAACAAAACAATCGTTACATAACCGCCAGATTGGATGGTTGCTACTGTTGTAGCAGAGTTGTTTTGGACAGTAATAGCACCAGATGATTGGTTGTTATTAAATGTAAAAGTTGCGCCATTTGGTAGCGTTGTAGCGTCTGGCAACTTGATAACTTGACCACCAGAGCCAGTTATCTGATAGTTCTGTGCAGACGATGCAGTTAGCGTGATAGTCATACCGCTTGCCGCTACTGTTGAATAGCCTTCAAATAAGCAGTTAACAGAAATGTTAGCGTTTGCATCACGCAAAACAACAGAATTAGCACCGCTAGAAGTGGTTACGCCCGTTCCACCATTAGCCACATTTAAAGTGCCAGACAAAGTGACTGCACCCGTTGTGTTGGTGTTTGGCGTTAAACCAGTTGTTCCAGCAGAGAATGTGCTTACAAAGTTGCCAGATAAAGCACTTGTAGGAATTGTTGTAGACGCTGTTACAGCACTTGTATCGTTGCCGAATAGATAACCAGTAAGACCAAGCGTTTTAAGCGTTGTAATAGCCGCAGAACCACCCGTAATCGCCACAGAATTGGCGTTTTGGGTAGACATAGTGCCAAGCCCAGTAATGTCTGTGTTAGGTATCGTAGTAGACGCTGTAAACGCGCTAGTTCCGCTTCCCTTGACATAACCCGTCAAAGTAGTCGCACCAGTACCTCCGTAGGCAACACCGATGGTCGATGCGTTCCAAGTGCCTGCGGTTAGCGTTCCAACACCAGTTATACCCGTGTAAGAACCGCTTAACAGGCTAGAACTGAATGTGCCAGAGGTCGTTTGGCTTGCAGAAATAGCGATATTTGAAGCAGTTAGCGAGGTCAGTTGACCTTGTGCATTAACTGTTGCAGTTAATGTTTGTGATGCCGAGCCGTAAGAGCCAGCAGTTACACCAGTATTCGTAATCGAAAAGGTGTTAGACGCTAAAGATAGACCAGTACCAGCGAAGTAAGTGCCAGAGCCAGAGAATTGCACCCAAGGCATGGCAGTAACGCCAATAGTTCCCGTATCTGCGGCAGTTGTTACCCAAGATGTATTTGCGTTTGTTGAGCCATTGATAACGACTGTGTACGCGCCAGGCACTTCTGACCACACATCCATATCTGTTGAGCGTGTCCAAGCACTTGCAGACGCTATATAGATGCCGTTTTGGGCAGAACTTGTTTGATTTTTTACCAATACCCTGTCACCAGATAGTGTGGTGTAGGTATCAATAGTTTGTAAGCCAGATAAAGTGATATTTGCTGTTGTAGCGCACTTTACAGCCCCTTTTGGACTTAACCCTTGGGCAATAGAGTCAACATAATATTTGTTGGCTATGTCCGAGTTTGAGGTTGGGCTAGTTGTTACTTGACCAGTTGTTGTCAAGATATTGGTAAAAACGCCCGTAGAAGGCGTTGTCGCACCGATAGTAGAAGAATCTATCGTGCTATTGGTGATTATTAACCCAGATTGATATGGGTTGACAGTCGCATAGAAGGGCAAACCCTGACCAATAAATGTCTGAAAAACCCCGTCAACCGAAAAATACGCTTGAACGGGCAATAAATTCTGTACGACAGAATTAGACGGGTTTGCCATAACGCCCCTTTAGGATTGGTCAGCGGCTGGAGTTACATACAAAATGCCAGCAGTTCCAGAATTGGATTTTGCTGTCAAATAATATGGTGTAGTTGGTGTAGCAAGAATGAGTGGGCTTGTCATGCCAGCAGGCAAAACGAAATCACCATTAGTGCCATCAGTAGGGAAAACAGGCGCGCCAGGGTCTACTTGACCTGTACGAATCGCAATAGGGCTTGCACCCGTATTTAGAAACGAACAGTAGTTAATCTGGTCATTAGTAGAGTCATCAATCAAAACTGCCGAATGAGCGGTAGAAGTGACTGACAACGCTACTGTTGGGCCTGCGTTGCGTTGTACTGTTGAGCCAGCCATGGTTTAAGCCGCGTTAGTGGCAACAGGCGTTCCGTCTGGGCGTACCACTTTGAAGTAGTAAGTGCCAGCGGCAGGCGTAATTGCAGTAGCACCGCCAGAAGTGTTCTGAAACTGTACTGTCAGACTGTTGTCGGCAGTAATGTCGCAGTTGGTAATGGCAATGTCTTTAGTCTGATTACCAGCATATTGCATGAAATAAATAATATCGCTTGCTCTGATGCCAGCAATAGGAAATGACTGCAAAGACTGTGTTGATGCGGTAGTTAAGACTGCGGGAGTCAGAGATGGGGCAATAACAAACGCTTCGAGAATGTTGCCACGGGTGATAGTCGTAGATGACATGGGAATTCCTTTTCAGAATGAATTGATTGTAGCCGTAAAAGCAGAAAAAGCCACCCCTTGTGAG